CTAACCTTTCACCGCGGCCACGCGACTGAGGCTATTGCTCCACAACACCGCCACGGCCGGCGCTTCCTCTTCGAGCGCTTGCAATCGATCGTACCACGGCCCGATGTCCTGCGCGGCGGGCGAAAACCCTTCAAACTGCAAGCGCGCGGCGATCCAGCGCGCGCGCAAGCTTTCCAGCTCGGTCCAGATCATCCCGACGACTCCGCTGGCCCGCGGTTCTCGCTGACAGACGTTGATCCGTCCCGTTTCGATCGTTTCCCAAACGAGCGCTCCGATTTCGTCGGCGATCAGCCGGTCGATCGAGGGACACCGGGTACACCAGTCACGCAACCTCTCGCCGATCGGGATCAGGGCGTGCGCGGCATCGATCAACACGCCGACCGCCGGGTCACGCGTCCAGCAGTCGACCGCGAGCAGACGTGCGCTTTCGGGATGGAGGTCGGGCGAGGGCTGAACAGCGGCAGGCGGCAATGATTGCTCCCACGCCGGAAAGCGGCGAAAAGCAAATATGGGACTAATTGTCCAACTATTCAACGTCGCTGATGGCAGCCAGCGCGTTCCGGAATATAGCCTTTAGTGGGACGATCTGGCCAAGTCAGCCGCCTTTTCGCAAAGGCTTGCCGTCATTGGCGAACTGAGCAGCGCGCCATTTTTCGATCATGTGCGGACCGGGCACGTCAGGATAGGGTCCCTTCCCTGCCACGCGTCGTCCGGTGAGAAGAAATTCGACCGACACGCCCGTGATCAAGGCAAATTGCTCCATCAACGCATGCGGCATCGGCGTGCGTGATTCGTATTTGCGATAACGTTCGGCCGGTACGCCGAGCAGGGTCGACATCTGTCCGGCCGTCATCCCCCTAAGCTGGCGAAGCGCCTTCACCCTGGCGATATAAAGAGCGTCGAATTCCTCTGGCGTGATCGGATCGGTCATGGACGAATTGTACCATGACCTCGGCTCATAACAAAGCGTCAAGTGACGGTTGATATGTTGGACAATATGTCCAATTTATTGCCAATGACCAACGCCGCTAGCTCCGAACGCGCCAACGGATCGCCAAAGGACGGACCGCGAACGAGGTGCGCAGCATGCGGACGGGCGCTCTGCGATCATCCCGATCCGATCTATGGCGGCATTGTGCCCGCATCCCTTCGCCCGCGCCAGCGGCCGAAACGCGAACCGGATAGGCCATAGCGCCGGTCAAATCAGACACCGAATTTATCAGGAGAAAAGACGTTGGCGGATAGCAATCCGAACATCCGGCGGGCGAGCGCGCGCGCTGAGAGTGGCGCGGAAGACCGGCTCGCGATGATCCGCGCCAGTGCCGCACGGCGTTTGGCTGCGCTCCCACAACGCGAGCAGCAGTTCGACCCCGTCGATCGTCTGGCCGCCGCGCTGCACCGGCGCGAGGAGTCGGAACGGCGGCACGAGGCAATGATCGCCCGATGGCGGCACAAGAATGAAGGCACGCCGGAGACGCACGAAAAGGCCAACGCGCTGCCCGAGCGGCGGCGGCAATCGCCGCTCCACCGGATGGAACGACTGGGCAAGATCAGCGCGGACGAGCGCGCCGCGGCCGAAGAGATCGCCGACGTGGCGGAGCGAATCCGGCGCGCCGGGTCGATACGGTCGGTGTCACTGGAAACGCGCGTCGATTTCGCCAATTCGGGGCGGGACCAATTGGTCGAGTCACTGAAACGTGTGCGGCTGGAGGTCGCCTATCGCGCATGGTGCGAGGCGATCCCTCGGCCGAGAGCCATGGTGCTCGACATGGTGTTGAGCGACCGATCGTTCGTGCAACTGGCACACGCGCATGGGATGCAATGGCGAACGGCGCGCAAGCGGCTGATTACCGCGTTGCGGATGTGGCCCGAAATGGCGGCGACAGCGCGACGGGATGTGGATCGCGAGGATGTCGAGGCGGTGTACGCGCGGCTGGGCGCGGGAGAACTGCTGGGGTCGCAACAATAGCCGGCCAACACGGACCGAAGCGAAACGAACAACTACCGAGTTTTTGGGAGTGCGCGGCGGACATATCTCCCCCGCACTTTCGAGATATAGTTCGCAAGGGTCTTGCTTCAAGACCCGCCCTTTGCCGTAAAGCCCCTGCCCCATCGATTCGCAGGGAGAGGCGATATGCGGGCAGTATCATCTACTTATGACGTGCGCGAAGGCGCCGATACGAAGGCGAGCGACCACGCGATCGTGATTTGCGGCGGCGGGCCGACCGGACTGATGCTGGCCGGCGAACTGGCGCTGGCGGGGGCCGATGTCGCGATCGTCGAGCGGCGGCCGAACCAGGAGTTGGCGGGGTCGCGCGCAGGCGGATTGCATGCTCGGTCGATCGAATTGCTCGATCAACGCGGCATTGCCGACCGGTTCCTGGCCGCTGGAGAAGCGATGCAGGTCACGGGCTTCGCGCTCACCAGGCTCGACATCAGCGACTTTCCCACCCGGCACAATTACGGGCTGGCTTTGTGGCAGAACCATATCGAGCGCATCCTGGCCGAATGGGTCGCCGAGCTGGGAGTGCCGACCTATCGCGCGCGCAACGTGATCGGGTTCGTCGAGGATGAAACGGGCGTCGATATAGCACTGTCCGACAGGAGTTCGCTGCGGACCGACTATCTGGTCGGATGCGATGGCGGGCGCAGCCTGATCCGCAAGGCGGCGGGGATCGACTTTCCCGGTTGGGATCCCACTATCAGCAATCTGATCGCTGAGGTCGAGCTGGAGGAGGAGCCCGACTGGGGCATCCGTCGCGACGCGACCGGGCTGCATGGGCTGAGCCAGATGGACGACGGCAAGACGGTGCGCGTCATGATCACCGAGCAGCGGGCGGGGCGTGCCGGCGATCCGGGGCTCAGCGACCTGAGCGAGGGGCTGATCGCGGTTTATGGCACCGATTTCGGGGTGCATAATCCGAGCTGGATCTCGCGCTTCAGCGACATGACGAGGCAGGCAGCGACGTATCGCAAGGGCCGGATCTTGCTGGCCGGCGATGCCGCGCATGTCCATTCGCCTGATGGGGGCCAAGGCCTCAACATCGGCTTGCACGATGCGGTGAACCTGGGATGGAAATTGGCGCGCGTCGCCGCGGGGACGGCGCCCGACAGCCTGCTCGACAGCTATCATGCCGAGCGTCATCCCGTCGCCGCGCGGGTACTGCGCAATACGATGGCGCAAGTCGCCCTGCGGCGCGCGGACGAGCGCTCCGGCGCGCTGCGCGAGATCGTCGCCGAACTGCTGGGCATGGACGAACCGCGCCGACGAGTGGCGGGGATGATGTCGGGGCTGGATGTGCAGTACGACCTTGGCGAGGGGCACGCGCTGCTCGGGCGGCGGACGCCCGACCTCAACCTGGTCACCGCCGACGGCCCGGTGCGGGTGTTCTCATTGCTCCACGATGCGCGACCGGTGCTGATCAATCTGGGCGAGCCGGGCGTAATGGACATCTCGCCCTGGGCGGATTGGGTGACGTTGCTGGATGCCCGTTATGAAGGGGTCTGGGAGCTGCCGGTGATCGGCGCGGTGCCCTCCCCGACCGCGGTGCTGGTCCGGCCCGACGGTCATGTCTGCTGGGTAGGAGACGGCGATGACGACGGGCTGGCCAAAGCGCTAACGACTTGGTTCGGGCCAGCGGCGATAGCGTAGCCCATCGGACGAAGGGGCGGCGTTGACCGCTCCTCCACCCGTTCGGAAAATAAGAACAAAACGTGAAAACTTCTTGACTGCCACGAAAAAACGTGTATGTAGCAATCATCCAAATTTGCGTTCGACCGAAACGGCGTCGCGCAGTTTTCTCGCAGAAAATCCACCGGTTCTGGGACACTCATCCGGCAACGTTCGCACGTTGCCGCAACGGGTTGTTGCGGACCCTGGTGGATAGCGATCGGTGGAGTTCGGATGGCGGAACGGAGGCGTGCGGGGCCGGGAACATCGGCCAGGGCCGCTGATAATGCCATCGGCCCCGCCTCCCCCGCCGCAGCGCACGCTCCCAATGGTGCGCATAAGGCTGCGCGGGTAACGATCGAAATTACCGATGCAATGCGCGCTGACGTGCGTCGCTTCGCCGAGATCGGGACGCCCTATGCGATCATCGCGCGGATCATGGGAATGAGCGCGACCACGTTGAAACGCCGGTGCCGCGCCGAGCTCGATGCGGGTGTCGAAGTGGCCAATGCGCGGATCGCGCTGACCTTGTTCGAGACCGCGATGAACGGGAACACCACGGCGATGCTGTGGTGGGAAAAGACGCGTGCGGGGCGGCGCGAGGGTTCGGCGCCCGACCCGCTTGGGATCGGCACGCGCGCCGTCGAGGCGATCACGCCCGACATGTCGGCGCGCGAGGCGGCGGAACGCTATCGCGAAGAACTGGGGTGACGGTGGGTTCTGCGCCGGCCCTCCCGGCCTGGCCGCCCGACTATGTCGCCGAGCTGATAGCGCGACAGCATCGATTGCGGCGGTTGAAGGCGGATGCCGGGCTGCGCGCTGGGCTTGCCGAGCGATATCGCGAGGATCCCGCCGGGTGGATCGCGCATTGGGCCGTGACGTACGATCCTAGAAAGGCGGCGAGCGACGCGCCGACAGTGATGCCGTTCGTACCCTTTCCCCGCCAGGTCGAGATGATCGCGTTCCTGCACGCCAACGTCGATGCGCAGCAGAGCGGGTTGATCGAAAAAGCGCGAGACATGGGTGCGACATGGCTCGCTTGCGCCTTCTCGGTTTGGCTGTGGTTGTACCGGCCAGGCGCCGCGATCGGATGGGGCAGCCGCAAGGAGCAATTGGTCGACAAGATCGGCGATCCCGACAGTATTTTCGAGAAGATGCGGATCATCATTCGCCATTTGCCCCGGCTGATGCTGCCCGCCGGGTTCGATCCTCGCGACGACATGCCGAGCATGAAGATCGTCAACCGCGCGACCGGTGCGACGATCACCGGCGAGTCGGGCGACAATATCGGACGTGGCGGGCGCAAGCTGATCTATTTCAAGGACGAGAGTGCACATTACGAGCGGCCCGAGAAGATCGAGGCGGCGTTGGCCGACACGACCAATGTCCAGATCGACATGAGCTCGGTCAACGGGCCGGGCAATGTGTTCCATCGCCGGCGCGAAAGCGGGATCGAATGGGCGCCGGGCGCTACGCTCGCCACCGATCGGGTCAACGTGTTCGTGATGGACTGGCGCGACCATCCAGCCAAGGATGCCGCCTGGTATGCCGGGCGGCGGGCCAAGGCGGCGGCGGACGGGCTGCTCCATGTCTTCGCGCAGGAAGTTGACCGTAATTACACCGCCGCGGTCGAGGGGATCATCATCCCGGGTGACTGGGTGGCGAGCGCGATCGACGCGCATCTGGTGCTGGGCTTCGACGATGAAGGCGCGTGGCGCGCGGGGCTGGACCCGGCCGACGAGGGCCGCGACCGGCATGCGCTGGCCATCGCCAAGGGATCGGTCGTGCATTCGGTCGACGATTGGGGTGAAGGCGATGTCGGCAAGGCAACGCGGCTGGCAGTCGACCGACTGCGCGGGCGGACAGTCGCGCTGCAATACGACAGCATCGGCGTCGGCGCGGGTGTGAAGGCGGAAGCCAATCGGCTGCGCGATGAGGTGGACGCGGACGGGCGCGCGTTGCTGCCCGCCGGGATCACGTTCCGGCCCTGGAATGCCGGCGCATCGCCGCTGCGGCCGCGCGAGCATGTCGTGCCGGGAGACCGCGAGACGCCGACGAATGGCGATTTCTACGCGAACCTTAAGGCGCAGGCGTGGTGGCAATTGCGGCTGCGGTTCGAGCGCACGCACAAGGCGGTGACGGCGGGCGAGGTTTACGACCCCGCCGACTTGATCAGCCTGCCGCGCGATATGCCGGGGCTGGCGTCGTTGCGGAAGGAATTGAGCCAGCCGACGCGCGCGGTGAACGGCGCGCTGAAGCTGGTGGTCGACAAGAAGCCCGACGGCACGAGATCGCCCAACAAGGCCGACGCGCTGGTGATGGCGTTCTGGCCGGCGGAGGATGAGGTGGCGTCGGTTGGGTTCCTGGACCTGGTGCGCGCGGCGAATGCGGTGACGGCAAACGGAAGCGATCAGGGTTCGGGATAGGGTCCGACATCGGTATTGATCTCGACCGACCGGGCACCTTCGATAGTCTCCATCTCGCCGAGTACAATTCGCAGCGCCGCTGCGGCATCGTCACGGGTTCGATAGAGCCCGGATGGTGGATAGTCGTTGTTCCAGTAAGGCAGAAACTCCTCGGTTTCTTCGGTCAGATACTCCGTGACGAACACCCACAGGCCATCGGCGCGGGAGCAAACGCGTCCGCGACTTTTGCCTGACCGGGCAAGGAATGTTTCGATCGCGGTGACGAACACGGCGGCGGTCAGGCTCGATCGTCGCCGACGACCCGCAGGCGATCGTCGTCGATCTGGATCAGGGCATTGACCCCCGCTTCCCTGATATGGCGAAGCGCCATACGGCGGCACCGGTCGTCGGTGTTGATCTGGTGTTCGACCCAGCGACGCCATTTGGTGTCGGCCAGCGCGATGCGTTGGGCGTCCGACAGGCCAGTATCGTGTTCGGCTCGAAGGTGCTTGATGTGGTGAATCCAGCGATTGCGATCACTCTCTTTCACTGACCAACGCCGACCGTATCGACCTTGCCCGTAGCACGCTCGACCCATGCAACACCTCCGCCGCCGAAAGCTTCGGATGCCGGATCCCAGAAATGCACGACCCAATACTTGCCCCGGGCTTCGATCCGATGACGAACGACGTGCCGCGGGTCGGCGAACGTGCTGCCAAAACGGTCGCGGAGAACCGCCTCCGCGCGCCGTGCCGCTTCAGCTTGATCGACCGGGCCGGTCGTCGCGCAAGCGGCTGGCAGGAACAATAGCCAGGCAAAAGCGAACTTCATCGCTTCACTGTGCCGGAAGAGCGGCACTTCTTCCAGTAATGAGCCAGTTCGACCACATTTCGGGCGTCAAAGAGCGTTCCGGTAAAGGAGAATCACATGCCCAAGGGCGGCGTGCAAACCAATATCACCTATAGCTGGGGCAATAGCAGCAAAGAGAATGCCTGGGGCCCGTTTTCGCCCGGCTTCCCGCTCATGCCGGTCGTGCAGCAACCGGTCCGCGGCTACGACTTCAAGCCCAATATCAACGCGACGTTGCAGCCCCGCGCCTACGAGCAGACCGGGTTTCCAGCACTGCGCGCGTTCGCCAATGTCGAACTGGTGCGGCTGGCGATCGAGACACGCAAGGACCAGGTCGAGCGGCTCGACTGGCAGATCAAGCCGGTCGATGGCGCCGCCAAGATCGCAGACGATCCGCGCATCGTCGAGCTGACGCGGTTCTGGCGCAAGCCCGACGGAGTGACGCCATTCGCGACCTTCATGCGGTCGAGCCTGGAGGATTTGCTGACGCTCGACGCACCGGCATTCGAGAAAAGGCGCAATCGTGGCGGCAAGCTGATCGCGTTGGAGATCGTGCCTGGGGATACCATTCACCCGATGGTCGACGATACCGGGCGCCGTCCGCGCGGGCCGAGCGACGTCGCCTATCAGCAGGTGATCAAGGGCGTGGTGTGGGCAAACCTGACCAATGCCGGCCTGCTCTACGCGCCGCGGAACGTGCGGCCGCATCATCTCTATGGCTTCGGGCCAGTCGAGCAGATTATCGTCACGATCAATACCATCCTGCGGCGGCAGGCGGCGCAGCTGAGCTATTTCACCGAGGGCAACGTGCCGGCGGGGCTGCTCAACGCGCCCGAGGGCTGGGACGCGGCGAAGATCCAGGAATTGCAGCAATGGTTCGATGATCGCATCGCCGGCAATGCCGCCGAGCAGAACAAGCTGATCTGGGGACCGCACGGATCGCAATTCACCGCTTTCAAGGCGGCACCGATCAAGGACGAGTTCGACGAATGGCTGGCGCGGATCGTCGCCTTCGCCTTCTCGCTGCCCCCTACCCCGTTCGTGCGCCAGATGAACCGGTCGACGGCGATGGAGGACCAGGAGCGCTCGCTCGAGGAGGGGCTCGAGCCGCTTCAACTGTGGATGAAGCGCTGGATCGACGACGTGATCCAGATCGAGTTCGGTTATTCCGACCTGGAATTCTCCTTCGTCAAGTCGACGAGCATCGACCCCCAGGTGCAGTCGGAGATCGACGATCGCGACTTGCGCAACGGGTCGAAGGTAATCGACGAGGTGCGGCATGCGCGCGGTGACGATCCGTTGCCTGATGGGCTGGGGGCGCGGCCGCTGTTGTATACCGGCGCTGGAGCGGTGTTGTTGGAGGATGCGGTGGCAGAGGCGACGGCCGAACCAACGGACGGCTGAATGGTGCTCGAACTACCAGTCGTGGTGACGCCGGCTCCGTTAGCCGCGCCTGCCACGGAAGATCGTCCAGCCGGCGAAGACGAACGACGCCAGCGCACCGAGCATCAGGACAAGCGCCGCAATATGATATTTGGCACGTTCGGGTGAGACACCGTTCGCCCCGAACGGCGCGGCATCGCCCTGTGCCTCCAGCGAGCGACCGACGAAATAGAGTCCCGTGGCGACCGCCAGGAAGATGAGCGGCTTGAATTTCATGTCTTGCCCCCGTGCCGACGTTCCGACCGCCCCGCGATCCGGCCAAAGCGAGACTAACGCGACTGTGCGCGGAAGCCAAACAACAGCCGTAACGAGACCCCCTCACATCCTGAAAGGACAGCCATCGCATGACGCGGTTTCGCCAGTTCGGCGCGATCACCAAGGTCGAGGATCAGGAAGACGGCACGATCAAGGTCTGGGGCGTCGCCTCATCCGAGACGCGCGACCAGCAGGGCGAGACGATCACCGCCCAGGCGATGAAGGCGGCTTTGCCCGACTATGGCCGCTTCCCCGCGCTGCGCGAGATGCACGAGCCGAGTGCCGCCGGGCGCGTGGTCGAGGCCGAGGTCGACGATCACGGCATCACCCAGATCTGCGCGCATGTCGTCGACCCGCTGGCGATCACCAAGGTGCGTGCGGGCGTCTATGCCGGCTTCTCGATCGGGGGAAAGGTGCTGAAGCGCGACACCGCCGACCGCAGCGTAATCACCGCGCTGAAGCTGGTCGAGATCAGCCTGGTCGACAGCCCCTGCAACCCCGACGCCGTCATCAACATGTGGAAGGCCGATATGGATTATGTTCCGAGTGGCGACGAGGTGGTCGCGAAGGCCCGCGAACTGGCCGAGGATGCGGGATCGCGGCGATACAAGGACTTCCTGTTCAAGGCGCGCGAACGGCTGATCGCCGCGGCGCTGGCGAGCGACCTGGGCAACGATGATGACGACGACCAGGACGAGGATCGCGAACCGGATGCGGGGGCCGCCCAAGCCGACGGTGACGGAGGTGCTCCTGCGGTGGATCCGGACGGCGGTAAGCCGGAAGACCAGGACAAGCAGCCGCCCTCCAAGCCGGCGGCCGGCGAGCAGCCCCCTGCCCGGCCCAAGCCTGGTGAGCAGCCCGCCGCCAAGCCGCAACCGAAGCCCAAATCGCCCGATCCGCAAGCCGATGCCGACGAAGACGATGCCGACGCGTCGCGCGATGGCGAAGCTGACGACGACGCACCGCCGCCCAAGCCCAAGCTGGCGTCGGATAGCAAGGATCAGGTGAAGCGTGTCGCGACCAGCGCCGATGCCGGCAACGACGCTGGTGATGCCGACACCGACGATGCCGGGGCCGCCCAAGCCGATGCCGATCGCATCCAGGCGGCACACGACCACCTCGTCGCGCTGGGCGCGCAATGCTGCGAGGACAATTGCGGCGACGCGGACCAGCCGCCGGCTAACGCTGCCGGCCGTCCTCGCCCGCAGGCTGCGCCGCCTGCTTCCGATCCCGGGGAGGAAACCGAGAAGCTTCGGCGCGGCGGCGCGCTGGGCGACGCCGTGATGGCCGACCTCGCCAAACGCTTCGGCGACACGATCACGATGCTGAACGCGACGATCGGCGATCTGACCAAGCGCCTGGAGCAAGTCGAGGCCGAGCCGGCGGCGCCGAGGACCGCAGTCGGGCCGTTGCGCGCGGTGAGCAAGGCCGAAGACGCCTCCCCCAATTCCGCCAACGGCGCGTCGGCGATCAGTGCCGATGAGCTGAAGAAAGTGATCGACACCCTACCCGAGCAGGAGCGCGGCCAGTTCCTGCTGCGCATCGCTCTGTCCAACCCGACTCTGGTTCACGCGGCCCGCGCAGCCGCCTGACCCTATCGCCCGCGCCATCGCGCCCGGGCCTCGTTCCTGCGCCTATCCAAAGGACGGATAGCAATGACCAATCTCACTCCCGACGAGATCAAGAAGTCGCTCGTCTCCAGCCTATCGAACCCCGACGAAAATATTTCGCGCGCGATCATGCTGATGGCGGGCGGGCGCCCCGACATGGTCGAAAAGGCGATATCGACCGGCACCGGGCTGGTCGCCTATGACCTGCAAGCGCCGGCCAAGAACCTGTATCCGGTCAATACGCCGATCATCAAATCGCTGCCGCGCGTCGGGGGTGGCGGCGGCACCGCGACTAACTGGAAGTCGGTCACCGCGTTGACCGGTTCGGGCTTCGACAACACCCCCTGGGTGCCCGAGGGCCAGCGCGCCGGTCAGATGGCCTACACCACCGCCGACCGCGCGGCGCCGTATCGTACGCTGGGCGAGGAAGACCAGGCGACGTTCGAAGCGATCTCCGCCGGCCGCACGTTCGAGGACATCAAGGCGTCGATGACGCAGCGCCTGCTGCAGAAGACGATGCTGAAGGAAGAAGCCGGCGTGATCTTCGGCAATGCCTCGCTGGCGCTGGGCACGCCGACCGCGCCGACGCTGAGCGCGGGCGGTACGGGATCGACCTTGCCGGGATCGGTGACCTATTCGGTGATCGTCGTCGCGCTGACGATGGAAGGCATGCGCAACAGCACGTTGTCGAACGGCGTTGCGACCTCGAAATCGGTGACCGGCGCCGACGGCAAGAGCTTCTCGATCAATGGCGGCTCGTCGATGAAGTCGTCGGCTGCGAGCCAGGCGACAACCGCCGGTCAGGCGCTGTCGTGCAGCGTGCCGGCGATCCAGGGCGCGGCAGGCTATGCCTGGTTCATCGGCACCGCGGGAAGCGAGAAGCTCGAGGCGATCAGCTCGACCAACAGCGTCATGTTTGCCAAACCGCTTGCTGGTACGGGGCAGGCGGCGAGCGCGGTCAGCGCGGATTGCTCGACCAACTCGACCGCGTTCGACGGTTTGCTGACCACCGCGCTGAAGCCGGGGTCGGGCGCATACGTCAATTATCTCGCCACCGGCACGCCGGGCGCGGGCACGACCCTCACCTCTTCGGGCCAAGGGTCGGTGACCGAGATCGACGTGATGATGCAGTCGATGTGGGACAATTATCAATGCTCGGTCGACGTGCTCTACGTGAACAGCCAGGAGCAGCGGAACATCACCAAGAAGGTGCTCGCGTCGGGCACCGCGTCGCTGCTCAATTACTTCCAGGATCCGAAGGCGGGCGAAGTCGCGCTGACCGCCGGCGGCGTGGTCGAATATTATTACAACCCGTACCTCAACAAGAAGATTCCGATCCGCCTGCACCCCAATGTGTCGGCGGGGACGATCCTGGGCTGGGCGGGCGACCTGCCGGTCCAGTATCAATCGAGCGAGGTGCCCAATGTCGCTGAGATGAAGGTGCGCCGCGATTACTACCAGATCGACTGGCCAATAACGACGCGCGCCGAGATGTCGGGCGTGTATGTCGAGGAGACGCTGGCGGTCTACGCGCCGTTCGCGATGGGCGTGATCGCCAACATCGCCAACGGCTAATCCTTCTCCCCTCCCGGGCGCCCACCCCTTGCCCCGGGCCTTCCTGGCCCCGCCGCGATGACCGGCGGGGCCTTTTCATTTTGAGAGGAGTGCCGCGTGGCCGACAATCCTTCCCAGCGCCGTGCGCCCAAAGCGGCGGCCGCCGACACCGTCGCGATGCTCCATGAGGACGGCGCCGGATGCAGCTGGCGCGGGCAATCCTTCGCGGCCGATGCCAAGGGTGTCGTGATCGTACCGGTCGCGGCGGCGGCCGAGCTGCTCACGCACGGCTTCAGCTTCGTGGGCCGATGACGTCATGGCAGCGGGCGACCTCACCAATCTGTCGGCGGTCAAACGCTGGCTCAACATTTCAAGCGACAATGACGACGCGTTGCTGACCGACTTGGTCACCCAGGTGTCGGCGTTCGTCGAAAACACCCTCCAGCGTAATGTCCTAACGGCGACGCATGTCGAGACTTATCGCGGGACCGGCGGATCTCGGTTCCTGTTGAGGAACTGGCCGGTCCAATCGGTGACGTCGGTCGAATGGGGCGAGACGCGGATCGACACTGTGGTCGATGCGATCGGCAACGCTTCGGGGGTCGCCACCGATGGGCGCAGCGTGATCCTGGTCGGATCGCGAACGCCGTACGATCGGCCGGTGCGAGTGACGTATGTCGCGGGATATGATTCCGTCCCGGCCGATCTAATGCTGGCGGTGACTGAACTGGTCGGCGAAGCCTATTCGGCCCGCACGCATATCGGCGAGACCAGCCATGCGAGTTCGGGCACGACCACCGTCGCGTTCAGCCGCGAGGCGATGCACCAGGCGGTGCTGGCACGGCTCAACAATTACATGTTGGCGGCGCCGCTATGAGCGTGACGCTGGATGCGGAAGCGCTGAGCGCCGGGCTCGATCGCCTGTCGTCGCAAGTGTCGGCGGCGGTCGAGGCCAAGGTGACGGCGGCGACCGCCGAACTGCAACGGCATGTGATCGACGACAAGCTTCACGGCCAGATGCTGAACGCGCGTACCGGTCGGCTGGCGAGCGCGGTCGAGCGCACGGTCGAGGTCAAGGACGACAATATAGTCGGTCAAGTATTCGTGAATAATAACGTGCCTTATGCTGCGATCCTAGCATACGGTGGCAGTACGTCGCCGCATGACATCGTGCCCGACAAGGCCAAGGCGCTCGCCTTCGCGGCAGGCGGCAAGCACGTATTCGCGCGGTTGATCCACCATCCCGGATCGCACTTTCCGGCGCGGCCCTATCTGGCAAGCGCACTAAGCGATGAGGCCGACGAGATCGCCGCTGCGCTGAAATTGGCGGCGATCACCGCCGCGCAGGAGGCGATCGGATGACCAGTCGCAACCAGGTGTTCGACACATTGCTGGCGCTGGGCGACGTGCGTTGGGGCAATGACGAAGGCTTTGTCGAGCGCTCGCGCCGGCTCAAGATGTGGGACAAGGCACCGGTCCCCGCACTATACCAGATCGAGGGCACCGAGACGGTTGCCTCGCTCGACGGGCAGCTCGACAAGCACAGCCTGCGCGCGAGCTGGATCATCTATCATCGCGGCGGCAAGGACCAGGCGGCGACCCCCGCCGAAACCAGTAACGCAATCCTCGACGCGATCGAGGCGGCGTTTCGCCCCGCGCTTCCCGGCGCGCGGCAGACGCTCGGCGGGCTCGCCTATCGCGCGTTCATCGACGGCACGATCCACAAGGACAATGGCGACCTGGACGGTCAGGCCATGCTGATCGTGCCGATCACCATCATCCTTCCCTGATCGCAATGGAGAAACTAATGGCACGATCGCGATCCGCCGCGGCCGACACCGATCCCCCGACGCCGAAGGCGGACGGCGATACGGCCACCGCCCCTGCCCCAACAACGTCGCCTTTGCCGCCGCGCTTCACAGCGCCCGACCATGTCAGCGCGATTATCCTGTCGACCGGGCGCGAGATCGGCGTGGAAAATGGCGTGCTCACTGCGCCCACCGATCTGAGCGACGACGAACACCGCCAGATCGTACGCGCGGGCTGCGCTCCCGTCTAAGCTGCCAATTACTTTCAACTACGAACGCCAATGCCCGCTTCCTGCGGGCTTTTTTATTGGAGAAATGGCATGGCCATGTACAATTTCGGTGCCGGGGTGCTGTGGGGCACGCCGACTTTCGACGCGACGGGAGCGGCGATCGCCAATCCCACGCCGCTGATGCTGGCGGTGACGCAGGAAGTCTCGATCGACATTCAGGGCGACATCAAGGAGCTATACGGTTCCAACCAGTTCCCGGTCGCGGTCGGCCGCGGCAAGATGAAGATCACCGGCAAGGCCAAATATGGCCAGTTCAACGGCGCGGTGATGAATAGCCTGTTCTTCGGCCAGACGGTGACGTCGAGCCTCTACAGCATCGTCAACGACGTGACCGGCGCGACGATTCCATCGACGCCGTTCACGATCACCCCAACCGTACCGGCCAGCGGCACCTGGGCGGGCGACCTGGGCGTGCGCGACTCCGCTGGCAATCCAATGACGCGCGTCGCCTCAGCTCCGACCGCGGGGCAATATAGCGTCACCGCCGGCGCATATCTGTTCGCAGCAGCCGATACCGGCAAGCTGGTCTTCATTAACTACAGCTACACCGCGACTTCTACGGTCGCGAAGACCTCGGTCGTACAGAACATCCAGATGGGTCAGGCACCCACCTTCCGCGCCGATTTCTTCAACCAGCTTGGCGGCAACGGCTTGGCGCTGACCTTGTTCGCCTGCGTCTCGAACAAGCTAGCGCTGCAGACCAAGGTCGATGACTTCATGATCCCGGAACTCGATTTTTCGGCATTCGCCGATCCGTCGGGTAACGTACTGAAATGGGGGTCGGCGCAGTAATATGGCCAAGATCCATATTCTTGGGCGCGATTTCGCGATCGCGCCCTACAAGCTCGGCGAACTGCGCCGGGCCGCGCCGTTCATCGACAACATCCAACGCAAGACCGACGGCAGCGGATCGCTGTCCGATTTGATGGATTCCGCTGTCGACCTGCTCAACGTGCTATCGATCGGGCTGGTCAAGATCGATCCGGTGCTGACCGCCGACTATCTTGAGGCGAACGTGTCGATGGACGAGTTTGTCGGGCTGCAAGCCGCTTTCCTGGACCTGAGCGAGGAATCGGGACTCAAACGCAAGGGGGAAGCGATGGCTCCCACGGAAGCGGCGCCGGCGGGAGCCTCGAGCACGGACTTGCCGAGCTCGTCCACGATCTGATCACCGCTGGAATCGAGGGCGGGTCGAAGGCCGCGATCGAACGCGATTGGGGCCTGACCGATGTCGATGCCCAATATCAGAGCTGGCGACGTACCGGCCCGCCACTCAACATTGCTGCAGTCGCGATTGCGCGAGCGTTGGGAGTCGATCTGATTCCCAGCAAGGACCGTAGCTCGGCCGAGACGCGGGAACTCTCGCCGACGCAGCCGACGCTCTCACGGCTTTCCGCCGAGGTCGCGATGCCCGTCGCCGGCGGCGACACCGCGGCGGCATCACGCGCGATACTCCAGAGACTGAAGGACATGTCATGAGCGATACCGTCTCCATCCGGATCACGGCCGACACATCCGGAGTGGAGGCGGGCATCCAACAGGTCCGTGGCGATCTGGGCGAGTTGAAGAGCACAGTCCAGGCCGCCGCGGACAGCATGAGCGGAGGCTTCGCCGGGATGCGCGGCGCGGTAGAACGCAGTGCTCAGTCGATGGATGCGCTGACCGCCAGCATGCACGGATTGAGGCCGCAGGAAATCGTCAGCGGCCTGAACGAAGTGACCGCCGCGCTGAGGCACAACAGCGCGGCGCTGCAGGAAATGGCCACCAAGTCCGGCGAGGGCAAAAGCGGTTTCGGCAAGCTGGTCGAAGGGATCAAGGGCGCGGCGGGCGTTGCCGGCGAACTGTATGAAGCAGGCAAGCAAGCCGCCCAGGCCATCGTGGCGATGGGGGAATCGTCCGAGAAGGTCAGCGTGCTGTCGAAGCAACTCGGAATGTCGACGCACCAAGTTCAACAATTGCAGGCAATGGCGCAGGCGACCGGAACCGACTTCACCAAATTGTCGCAGAGCACGGCCGCGCTGGACAAGAATTTCAGCAAGAGCCCCGACACGTTCAAGAAACTCGGCATCGATATCAAGGCGGGGTCGGATCAGATGACGATCCTGACCACCGTGGCCGACAAGTTCGCCAAGACCACCGATGGTCCGCAAAAAACCGCGATGGCAATCAAGCTGATGGGCCAGGCTGGCGCCGAAGCGATCCCGTTCCTGAACCAGGGCGGCGCGGCGATCAGCACGCTTGCGCAGAAGACCGATGCCTATGGGGCCGCTAACGACGGTGCGGTCGCCAGCGGTACGAAATTGGGAGAGTCGGTCAACGAGGCGCAGATCGCCTGGACCGGCGTCACCCAAACCTTGACCGCGGCACTCGCGCCGGTGGCGACCGAGATCGTCCACCGCTTCAACGAGCTCGCTAAGGCTTTCACGCAGAGCTATGCCAGCGGCGGCCTGGTCAAAACGATTTTCGACCTGTTGAGCGGTGCGATCGAGGGCGTCGGCGAGATCATCAACACGCTCGGCACAGCCTTTGCGGACCTTTGGCAGATCAGCGGCGCCGGTGGGCTGAACTGGTCTGAAATCCAGCATAATGTGATGAACGTCGTGATCACCGCGATCAAGACAGTGGTCGCCGCGGTCGTCGCGCTCGCGATCGGTTTCAAGATCGAGTTCGACCTGATCGCCGGCTATGCGCTCGACTGGTGGGGCAAGTTGAAGGAGGCGTTCGACTTCGCCGGGTTGGGCATCGAGGCCATCAAGAAGACGTTCCAGCTGTTCGGCCAGGTGGCCTATGATGCACTGACGCTGCACTGGAACTCGATCGCCTCCGACTGGGACAAGGGGCTTGCGGACATCGACGCCACCGTCCGCCGCCGCGGCGCCCAGATCGTCGGCGATGCCAAGAAAACGAGCGAACAGGCGCAAGGCTATCTCCGTGCGGCCAATGATCTGCAGAATAACGCGCCCGGAATGCTCGCCGGCGTTCTAAACAAGACACCGCCACCGCCGCCGAGCGGCGTGACCAAGCCGACTCCTTCTCCAACGCCGTCACCGACGCCGGCGCCCAGTCCGGGTCACGGCAATGCCGGTGGCGGCGCAGCGAAGCCGCAAAGCCGGATGAATGAATGGCAAGCGGTGCTCGACGAAAAGAAGCTGGCCATCCAGGCCGAAGCCGATGCCGAGCGCAAGTTCCGCCAGATGTCGCTTCAGGACGAGAATGCCTATTGGGTGAACATCCTCGCCACCGTGAAGATGTCGAAAGACGAGGAGGTCGCAGTCAAGCGCAAGGCGACTGAAACCGGCATCGCCATGCATGAGGAGGAATTTCAATCCGAGGTCGATAAGCTTCGAAATAAGCTCGATCTCGCGCATGGCAACCTTGCCGAAGAGACGAAAATAGGCAAAGCGATCGTCGACGCGACCAAGGAACATTATGGCGAGGAATCGAAGCAGGCTAAGGATACCGAACGACAGATCACCGAGTATCTGCGCCGCGAAGCCGATGAACGCCGACGCATTCAAGATGACTATTTCAAGCACATTGCCGACATGCGGCTTAGCGATATCGACGACGCTCAGGCCCAAGCCGAATATCTCAACCAGATGGGCGCGCTGAGCGACGCTCAGCTCCTTCAGCAACAGAAGAAGTTCGAAAACGATCGGTTCCAGATCGACAGCGACGAACTGATCCGTAAACTCAACCAGCTCAAAGCCGACCCGACGAATCCCGATGCGATCAAGGCCCAGGATGCCAAGATCGAACAGCTCGCGAAGCAGCATCAATTGCGCCTTAACGACATCAGCCGAAAGGCCAGTCTCCAGCGCAGTCAGATCGAACGCCAAGCTATCAATCAGATCGCGTCCGGCTGGAGCCAGAACATCGCAAAGATGCTCACGCTGCAGCAGGGGTTCGCCGCAACGGTTAAGGGCCTTTGGCAGACAGTGCAGCAGGCGATTGGCGACGCCATCGCAAAGATCATTGAGCAATGGCTTGCCAAGGAGCTGACGGCACTCGCGATCAAGCTCGGCATCCTGAAAACCGACGGCCAAAGCACGATCACTACCGAGGCCGCGAAGGCCGGTGCAGGCGGCACGGCGTCGATGGCGGCCGCGCCATTCCCATGGAATTTGAGCGCGCCGGGGTTCGGTGCGGCTATGTCTGCCGCAGCGGCATCGTACGGGACGATGGCCGGGTTCGATGTTGGCGCCTACGACCTGAGCAGGGACGGCATCGGCATGCTGCACAAGGGAGAAACGATCATCCCCGCCGATCAGGCCGGCGGATGGCGGAATGTCATGGGGCTATTCGCGTCGATGCCGACTTTCGGTGTCCCGTCAGTCGGATTCGCGGCCGGCGCGAACAGCAATGCCCCTTTTGCCGCGAACGACCAAGCCGGTGCGTCAGGTGGCTATCATTACCACGACCACACCGCGAGCGGCCTGTCCGAAGCGCAGATCATCGCCAACCGAAACGCCTTCGCCAAGGCCATGAAGATGGCTCACCGCGAAGGCAAGCTGGGTTTCTCGCTGCAGCGCTAGCGCGGCTTGTCGGGCATTCGGAACGTGATTGACGAGCCCCCGTACGAACCGATGCCTGCAGCCATGCCGGCGACCGACCCCGCCACCACACTGACGCCGCACATTTCAGTATCGCCGAACATACCGGATGAGATGCTCGGGCCCGAAGGCATTTCCATGTACTGGTCCCGGCTTGCCCATTGTTTCTGCATCGCATCATATCGGCGGTAAAAGGCCAGACGATCAGTTCCAACGCACTCGGGTCCAAGAACCGCGGTGGCGAGCTCGAAAATGTGCGTGTTATCCCAATCCTCCTGGGTGCGAGCCAGTAACGGGGCATGTTTCAGGAAGAATTTCACGTCGGTGACGTGTTCGCCATCATACAAATCCATCTGCGCGTGCAAGACATTCTGTCCAAAGATGTCCTTGTCGCGCGATCCGAACGTGACCAGGAACTCCACCAATTGCGAGATGGGACGTCCGTCGATATCGTGCTGGACCGGCTTCGGAAGCTTGTAACCGCCTCCCATCCAGAGCGGCTCGGTCATGAGCGTCACGCCGAAGCTCAAGGTCGCAAGGCAAGTCACGGCGTCCACGCCGAGGCACTTTCTTGCCGCCGGATCTTGGCGGAGCTGCTCGGCCCGAGCCTTGATCGCCGCCACGGCCGCCGCATTTTCTTTTTTGTCCTTGTTGTCGGCGGCAGCTGGCGTCGCGACCATGGCCAACGCGATCGGCCCGATCATCCATCTTAACATTCGGTTCTCCTCCCGTTGATCTGGCTGCGCGCAACGACGGGGCTAGCATCGAGCCGAGCTTGAACTGCAGCAATCGCGTCCACGACCCTGTTGTGAAGGGACGACGCTATCATTCGGCAGGCTCCTCGCAATAGGGACTGCGTGCCGATAGATCGAAAACGGAGCAAAAACCTTCGAGCGTCATGCGACGATTTCGGAGCTGACTCCGTTGCCATGATCGCCCCGCCCGCGATCTGTCCGAAGCGCCGAAATATCGAACCGGAACGGGTTGCGCACATCGCGTCCGCGTCGCTGCGGCGGCGACAGCGCCGTGCCCAAGCGCCCTGCGGCGATCCGCGCAGCCCATTCGATTGGAGACGAGATTGCCCACGCTCTATCTGCCGACCCGCTGGCTCGTCACCGCCGATCCGTCGATCGACGATGCCGACATGTTCCCGACGTTGATCGGGCAATCGTTCCTGATGGTGAAGAAGCCTATGTGGGCGACGAAAATCGCAACAGCCTCTTCCGGACGCGAGCGGCGGCGCAAGACCTGGTCGTATCCGCGCTGGCAATTCAAGGTCGCTTACGAGGTGCTGCGCGACCTGCCGTCGGCGCCGGACCTCGATCGGCTGGCAACGTTCTTCCTGCTGCATGGCGGGCAATATCAGGAATTCTTCTTCTTCGACCCAGGCGACAACACCGTGGCCGCACAACGGTTCGGGATCGGTGACGGGGTAACCACCAAGTTCCAGCTTATTCGGAGTATGGCGTTCGGTAACGCGACCTTTTCCGAGCCGGTCGGCGGCGTGCTCGGAACGCCGACCGTGTTTGCCGACACGACGCCGGTCGCGAGCTTCATGATCGGTCCGCGCGGATCGATCACCTTCGCCAGCGCGCCTGCAGCCGGAAAAGTGCTGACCTGGACCGGGCGCTTCATGTTCGTTTGTCGCTTCGACGACGACGCGCTTGAGCTCAACCAGATGATGCAGAGCCTGTGGTCGCAGGACGGGCTCTCCTTCACCACGACCAAGGGCTGACCATGAAAGCTGCATCGCCTGCGCTGATCACCTTGCTCAACAGCGGCGCGGATTTTCAGATGGTCGACCTGTGGACAATTACGCTGGTCGGCGGCGCCGTCATCAGATGGTCGGGCGGTGACGTTCCGATCGTGTCGGGCGGTCACCTCTACGCGCTTGGCCCGATGATCGAGCGGCAGGATATCAGCGAGAAGATCGGACTCGACGTCACGACCGTCGACATGGCGATCACCGCGAACCCAGACGATCTGATCAACGGCGTGCCGATCATCCCGTTCATCCGGGGGCATGGGTTCGATGGCGCGAATGTCCGGCTGGACCGTGCGTTCCTGACCGATTGGAACCTGCCGGTAGTCGGCACGGTGCTGAGGTTTTCGGGGCGCGTCACCGCGATCAGCGCGATCACCGGCGATGGCGCCACGATCACGGTGTCATCCTGGACCGTGCTGCTCAACGCCAACATGCCAGCCAACCTCTATCAAGCGGCCTGCTTGCACGCGGTCTATGACGCCGGCTGCGCGCTCAATCCGGCGGCCTTCGCGGCGACCGGCATTGTCGGCGCGGCGCCGGCCCCAACACTCACGGTGTTCGACACCAGCCTAACGCCACCGGCCAACGATTTCGCGCAAGGGCGGATCGTGTTCACGTCGGGACCGAATACCGGCATCTCGGCGACTGTCATGGCTAACGATGGGACGGGCCTGTTCCAGCTCGTCGCGCCCCTCCCCGCGCTGCCGGTCGCGGGCAACACCTTCACCGCCTATCCGGGGTGCGATCTGACGCAGAGCCGGTGTTCGGTCCGCTTCAACAATCTGGGGCGGTTCAAGGCAACGCCGTACGTCCCAGTGCCGGAGACCGCGTTCGGATGACGCGCGAGGATGTGGTGCGCGAGGATGTGGTGCGCGAGGCACTCGGCTGGGAAGGAACGCCGTACCATCACCGGGCACGCTTGCGCGGCGCCGGCGTCGACTGCGCGATGCTGCCGGCGGCGGTGTATGAAGCGGTGGGACTGATTCCGCGGGTCGAGCCCGATTACTCGCCGCAATGGATGCTGCATCGCGACGAAGAGCAGTTCCTGGGCTGGGTCACGCGGTTCGCGCGCGAGATTCCGCGCGAAGCGGCCGGGCCCGGCGACCTCGCGATCTGGAAATACGGCCGCTGCTATTCGCATGCCGCGATCGTCATCGCTCTGCCCGAAGTGCTGCACGCCGTGATCCGCGGCGGCGGCGTGGTCCGCGGCAATGCCGACCGCGACGAGGAGCTGCGCTCCCGGCCGGTCAAGTTCTTCACCCTGTTCGAGGATCAATGATGGGCGGCAAGTCAACCTCGACCACGTCGCCGAAGCTCAACGGGCTGCAGGTCCAATCGTCTACCCTAGGCCTGCCCATCTCCCTAGGTTGGGGCCGCGGCCGGATGAAGTGCAATCTGATGTGGTACGGCGCCTTCACGGCGATTGCGCACACCACCAAAACCGGCGGCAAGGGTCTAGGCGGCGGGTCGAAGAACACGACCTACACCTACACCGCGTCGATCATGATGGGCATTTGCGAGGGCGGCGCCGGCGGTATTCGGGGCATTCGCACGATCTACAAGGACACCGCCGTGCTGACGTCGCTGTCGGTTGCCGGGTTGAGCCTGGCGACGGGCAGCCCGACGCAACCGGTGTGGAGTTACCTGACTTCCAAAGTGCCGGCGCAGGCGATCCCCTATAGCGGCATCGCTTACGTCTATGCCCAGGATTACGACCTGGCCGACAGTGCGACGCTGTCGAACCACAGTTTCGAAATCGACTTCGGCGTGCAGCTGAGCGGTGTCGCGAACGGCGACGCCGACCCGAAGGATATCATCACCGATTTCCTGACCAATCCCGCTTACGGCGTGCCGATGTGGGGATCGGGACTGATCGGGGATTTATCGGACTATTCGCTCTATTGCCGTGCCAACAACCTCCTCTTGTCGCCCGTGCTCGAATCGCAGTCGGGCGCGGCGTCGATCCTGGAGGAATGGCTGACCGCGACGAACTCGGCCGCCTTCTGGTCCGAGGGCATGCTCAAGATCCGGCCCTATGGCGATGCACCGGCATCCGGCAACAGCGCCACCTGGAATCCGAACCTCACACCCGCTTATGACCTGACCGAGGACGACCTGATCGTCGACGACAGCGGCAATGCCGTGTCGATCGAGATCGTCGACCAGTCCGACGCCTATAACATCGTTCAGTTCGAGTTCCTCGACCGCAGCCAGCAATATAATGTCGGCATCGCGACCGCCCAGGACCTGGACAACATCGTCACGTTCGGGCGGCGCAAGCAGGATCCGACGACGGTCCATTGCATCTGCGACGCCGGCATCGCGCGCAAGGCGGTGCAGCTCTATGCTCAGCGCGTTCTCTACACGCGCGAGAAATATGCGTTCAAGCTGCCATGGAACTTCGCGCTGCTCGAGCCAACCGATCTCGTCACGCTGACGACGGCGACCGATTCACTGCAGCTCGATCGCGTGCTGGTGCGGATCATCGAGATTGGCGAGGACGCCGACGGGTTGCTGGCGATCACGGCGGAAGGCGTCCCCATCGGCATTGCCTCGGCGGCGCTTTATGCCTCCCACTCCGGCTCGGACGGATACAAGGCGAACACCGATATCGCGCCCGGATCGGTATCGGCACCTTGGCTGTTCATTGCGCCGCCGAACCTCGCCGGGCTGGATGCCGAAATGTGGGTGGCCGCCGCGTCGACATCGCCGACCTGGGGCGGCTGTCAGGTCTGGATCAGCACCGACGGCGCCAATTATTCGATGATCGGGACGATCAATGGGCCGGCGCGCTATGGCACGCTCACCTCTGCGCTGGCGACGGGTGCCGATCCGGATACGACGAACACGCTGGCGGTCGATCTGTCGAACAGCCTGGGACAGCTCGACAGCGTCAGCACGTCGGATCGCGACGCTGGGGTTACGTTGTGCATGGTCGGCGACGAGGTGGCGTCTTATCGGACGGCAACCCTGACGGCAGCCAACCGCTATAACCTGACCCAGCTCCGTCGCGGCCAGCGCGGTACGATTTCTGGCGCGCATGCCAGTGGGACCAACTTCGCGCGGATCGACGATGCGATCTTCAGGTTCGGCTATGACGCCAGCAATGTCGGCGACACGATCTACGTCAAGCTTCCCTCGTTCAACATCTACGGCCGTGGGCTCGAGGATCTTGCCACGGCCACCGCTTATTCCATCGCGATCAGCTCGGCGCCAGCGCGCGCCGGCTATCGCGACATCAAGTTCATGCGTTCCTATGCGCAACCGCCGACCCCCAGCGGGGATAATCCGTCGGGTTGGTATGACGGCATACCGGCCGGCACAGCGACGATCTGGTCCAGCACGGCGCTCAAGACGGCGAACGGAACTTTGTTGGGCATCTGGACCGCGCCGCAATCGCTGTCCGGCCTGACTCCCCGCGGCGATTATAGCAGCGGAGCGACCTATTTCCTGAATAACAGCGTCGCCTATGGCGGCGGCAGCTACGTCGCGACCCAGGACAATTTCAGCGGCCATGCGCCGACCGGCACCGGCCAGGCCAATGCATATTGGGACGTGCTGGCCGCACCGGGGAGCGCCGGCGCGCCGGCCGTGCCGCCAGGGACATTCACCGCAACGATCAGCGTTCCATCGGGATCGGCGGTCAATCTGCGGTCTTTGGCCGACGCCGCCGGCTATACCGGCAATTCGGACGCGACGGTGACCTTCAACGTCCCCAATGGCGTCAATGTCACCGGGCTTGCGAGCGGCGGCATCGGCATCGACACCGGCAGCTGGCCGACCACATCCCATGCGATCGCGCTGACATTGGTCGTCCAGAACGGCGGTTCGGTTAGCGGCGGCGGCGGTGACGGCGGGAGCAGCGGCAGTGCCGGCATGGCTGGCGGCGATGCCATCTATGTCCGAGTACCGATGTCGGGCGGGATTACGATCAACGCCGGCGGCGCGGTGCGCGGCGGCGGCGGTGGCGGCGGATCGAACGCGATGGCTTCCCCCTACAAGATCGGCACCGGCGGCGGCGGTGGCGGTGCGCCGAACGGCCAAGGCGGCGCCGGTAGCGAGGGTTACCTGACGACCGGCAATGACGGCCAGGACTGGTCGGCGGGCGGTGCCGGCGGCTCGCCGGGCGGCGGCGCCGGCGGCAGCTATGCGACCGCGGGCAGCACGTCGGGCGGAGGAACGCCCGGCGGCGGTGCCGGCTTCGCCGTCCGCAAGAACGGCAACGCCGTCACCGTCACCAATAACGGCACGATGACCGGATCCGCCGCGTAACCACACCACGCCTTCCCAAAGGACTGGCCTCAATATGCAATATTACGAGTTCATCGCCTCCCGTGGCGACACGGGGGCCGTGTTGCCGTTCGCCAAGGTCACCGTGTTTCTGGCGGGTACGACGACGCTGGCAACGATCTTCGACAGTGCCAATGCCGGCCTGGCGAATCCAACGACGGCCGCGACGTCCGGGCTGGTGGGGTTTGCCGCCGCCAACGGTGCCTATGACGTTCAGATCGCGTCGGCGGACGGATCGTATCTCGCGCCGATGGTCCATGACCTTCAGCTGTACGACCTGACGCAGTTGGATGCGCAGGTGGCGTCGGTCGCGGCGGCCACGACCGCTCCGGGGTTTCTTGCAGTCGTTGCCGACTTGGCGCTCGGCGCTGCGAGCAAGATCGGGACGGTGGCCGCGGATCTGTTAAGCGGAGCCAGCAATATAGCGGTGGTTGCGGCTGATCTGGCTTTGGGCGGTGCTTCGCTGATCAGGCAGGCGATTTCGAGTGCGGCGGCAGCGGCGTCTTCTGCCGCGGCGGCGGCAGCGAGTGCTGCCTCTATCTCGTGGTTTTTTCGCGGGCCTGCCGGTTTCGCTCTGACTGATACAGCGGGCTATCGCTGGCTCAACGTCACGCTTACAGATATCAAGCACGCCACCATCGACCTGATCAAATCGCGACTGGCGGCGCTAGAAGCCTATGCTGCCAAGCTGCCGTTGATCAGCGCGCCCGGCGCCGCAACCTTTTCGCTAGTCGACAGCAACGGCTACAACTGGTTGAAGGCAACGCCGACCACCTTGCAGCACAAGGTCATCGAGGCGATGTCGAACCGAATCGTGGCAGCCCTTCGTGGACCAGCCGATCCGTCGATTGCCAATATGCGCATCATTGCGGAACGCATCGGCCTGCACATGTCCGGCGAATCGCTATCGCTAGGGCATGGCTCGCCGGTCATAACCGTGGGCACAAGCACAACCTCGGATATGTTCGGCAATGCCGGGCTTACAAAAGCTAGTATCGTCCCGGATGACATCAGCGACATATCGAGCGCGTCAGATCCCGACCTAATTTCGAACCGCGCCGCGCTCACACCGGCCATTGAAATCAGCTACAGCGCCGACGCCGATGATTGGACCAGCCACGGTGAAACGCCGCTCACCGGCTGCGCGCAGATGATCGTGCAGCTCCTGAGGGACGAAGACGGCATCGACTTCCTCGTGGCTGGGATGCGCTTCTTGCTTTCCGATGACGGTCGCAACGGCGGCAGTATAACAACCGAAGATGAAACGCTCACCGGCCTAACAGCGCAGCGTGTCTATGCCAGCTTTGGGCAGGCCCAGGCACTCTATGGGGCGCTCGGCAAGTCTTATGCGCCGGCGGCGCAGATGATCGTCACTGGGACGAACGATAATGCCTCCGACAGCACAAATTACCCGAGCGGGGCGGATACGAAATGGTTCTACACTCGGGCTCAGACCGTGCAGATGCAGCGCCAAGCTAAGGCGGTCACCCTCAAGCTCATTAGTCCGAACGCACGACTTCCGCTGCTGATCGGCCAAACGGCGACGCATACCAATCCAGCCTTCAACGCGCCGATTCCGCACGTTGCGCTCGATCAGCTCCAACTCGCAATCGATCACCCAGAGTTCATCCTGGCTTGCATCCAGTACGGGGTGCAGAACGGCGTCAACGACGTCCACATGACCGGCGCTGGCAGCAAGCAAATGGGTGCCTATTTCGGCTGGCACCTTAAGCGCCTGATGTTCGATGGCCTGCGTATCGGACCGATGGTGCCGACCTTCACGGCGCAGAACTCGCAGATCGTCGCGACCTTCCCCGTCCGTGCGGGCCACACGATTTCTGGCGGCCTGACAGTTGCCGACACCACCGTTCTCTCGAACTGGGGCGTTGCGGCTGTCGACGCGAGCGGCGTCGCGAAGACACTCAGTAACCCTCGCATGGTCGCGCGCGATCGCATCGTATGGGACGCGCCAGCTGCTCCCGCAAACACCTGGAAGTTCCGCTGCGGTTACACCGGCAACACCACCAAGGGGTGGACCAACATCGCCGAAACCCGCGCCGATTCCACGCTGATCTTCGATCCCTATGGCCTGCGCCTGCCGATGTATCGCTGGCTGCCTATCTGTGAGGTGCCCCTGACATGAGAGTTGCTATTCCCTTCGCCGGCGTCGATGCGTCTGCGCTTGGCTATGGCCGCACGCGGTCCTGTCCGAACTTCGGCGCCGGCTATGCTGCCTACATGTTCGGCACCTCGCTCAACGACTCGCCAACGGTCAACCTATTCACTGGCGCCAACGATGGACGGCTGATCGGTACGCCAGCGGCTGTCGGCTTGGTCGGCGGTCCGATGGCTACCACCTTCAGCGGGGCGATCACGGGCGGCAACCTGCTGACGGTCACCGGCTCCGTGACCGGCGACCCCCTCGCGGTCGGCCAAACGATTGAGTTGACCACTGGCGTGGGCGGAAGTCTGGGCGTCATCTCGTCGCTTGCGACCGGAACCGGCGGCGCTGGCACGTATAATCTCACTGGCGGCGTCAACACCTCGTCACAATCGATGCGCGCCTTCACCCGCTTTTTCGAGTTGCCGGGATTCGCGCGCGACATCTTCAACCTTGGCAGCGCACTTACCTTGCTCGCCGTCTACAAATCCGCGATCAATCAAGGCATCCTGTCGGACGACATCAATGGCGGCTCATTGGGCATGCTGGTGCCCGGCTTGTTTGAGGTCCAAACCTTCGGTCGCGACAGCGTTGGCACGGTGGTCAACGTCTCCACCAGTTCAGGTTTCGCCAATGGCGCCACGACCTGGAGCATGGGCGTATCGGAGTATAACACAACCACCGCCCAAGGTTTCTTCCAACGGTCTGGATCGGCCCGTAGTGCTTCGGTATTCGCGACCACACGAACCGCCAACCCGATGGGCAGCACCACGCGCAAGCTACGGACGCACCTCTATACCACTACAACACCCGGCGCGACGATTGCAGGGATCGCGATCTATACCAAGATGCTGTCGAGCGCGGAGTTGGACGACGCATTTAGTTACTGGCGCGACATTCTGTCCGATGCTGGCGAGGTGTTGTAGCCCTCGGGGATGACAAGGTAATCCCCGACCGGCAAGCGCTCGGATTTGTGTTCGACAAGGACCGTCCGATTGAAGAGCGCGCCCTTTTTGCTCGTATACAGCATCAATCGAAATGGGACCGGAATCAGTTCCGCAAGCGCGGAGGTGGTCGGCGTGTGAAGAGTGGTCTCGCTGATCTCGACCCAAATTAGAGGACGGTTAGCGATGATCGTCTCACGAAGTCCGCGGAGCACGTTCGGCTCGAACCCCTGGACGTCGATCTTGATTGCGTCGATGGCTACGCCGCGCAATTCTTCATCGCCGACAGCAATGTGCGCGCTGAGGCCATGAGCGTTGTCCAATTCTCCATCGAGAAAGGTAGACAGGCCGTGGTTGTCATTGACGAAGATTGGTAAGTCGGCAACCGCGTCCCCCAATCCGACCTTGCGCAATTCAACCTTCGCCCAAGGGTTGATCGCGATATTCTGCTCGACCCGCGGCCAGACCTGTGGATTTGGCTCGAACGAGATCACGCTATTGAAGTGGCGGGCGAACGCTAGCGCGTGGTTCCCGATGTTTGCGCCGACGTCAGCGATCGTCCCGCGCCGGCTCGCCCGGGCGAGAAAGGGTGCGATTTTGTGCCAGTCGTATGAACCGTAGAGATAGGCCTCGCGGTCGATCAACGACTTCAGATTGCCTGCGAAGCGGACCTCACCCCGCCGACATTCGAACTCGGCGTCATGCTTCGCAAGTCTAGTGGCGATCGCTGGCCAGCCACGAACGTGGCGCATGAAACTGAGGGATTTGGCGAGCTTGGCAGAAAGCGGCACTGTCATGGCGCGGTGGTCTATCAGCGCTGCCGCTATTCGGCCAACGAGAATTGCGATCAGAGTGGGCGATCAGCGACTTCCTCGATAACAGATGGCTTCATACGTACACGTGATCGGATCCATTCGCGCGCTGGCTCTTCGATGTAGAGGAAGACCACGACGGAACCTCCGACGACTACCAAATACTGTAACGGCACGAGCCATTTACTCTCGCCCAACAGCCAAGTCATGTAAAAGTGCGCCGGCTGGTGGAGCAGATATAGCGAATAGCTCGCCGCGCCAAGCAGCACGAGCCAACGTTGTTGGAGAACTCTAGCAACGATCGAGCCATAATCGCCCGCAATGGCCAAGATAAGCAGCGCCGCCAACACCGTCACGGCAGACGCTACCCATGGCTCGTGCGATATGCATAGCATCAACAAAAGCACGGCGATCGGCACCCACGACGGCACGGGAAAACGCTTCCCATCACGCCTGAAATGCAACTCGCCGACCAGCACCCCGATCACGAATTCAGGCAACCGGATGATCGGCGTCGGTACCCATCGGAGCCATTCGAAATATGCCGGATGCAGCGAGAAGAACGCCGAACTGCCGGTTGTGAAGTCCAGAACCGCTAGGGCCAGAAGGGCTATATAGATCGACCGCGTTGACAGCTTAGTCGCGACGGTCGTGAGCCAGGGAAACCAAAAGTAGAAAAACGCCTCTACCGAGATCGTCCACGACGGCCCGTTCCAGATGGCGAGAAGCGGCCATGGCGCTGTGATCCACCAATGCAAAAGCAAGAATTGCGGCACATCGCGCCAGTCGTAGTTCACGCCTGCAAACGGGAACATCACGATCACAGTGATTAGGTATACCGGGTAAATGCGAGCAAACCGAGCAACGGCGAATCGTTTGATATTTTCCCGGTCGACTAGCTTGCAGCGGTAGGTGTGGTGCAGAATGAAGCCGGACAGTACGAAGAAAAACGTGACGCCGGTGTAGCCGTTCAACAGCACTGACTTAATAATGCCGGGAATATGCGGCTGTGCGGTGATGAACCCGGAGCCCGAATGATACATCACAACGAAAATTGCTGCGAAGAACCGGATACTGGTTAGTGGCTTGATGAGATTGGCGCTAGCGGCGTCCGCTTTCGTTTGACCAGTACACCGTGCCGCTCGATTCGCGCTTTCTGACATGTCGACGCGGTATCCGCTTCGACAGCCGGGGGAAAGCACCACCCGACAATGCCGAGCTCACTTAGATTGACCTCAAACACCTCCACGCCCCTTCCCAATGAGAGTACCCCCAATGACCAGGCCCGCCAAAGCCCCGCCAACCTGGCTGGCGTGGCTTCCCGTCATCACGACGATCTTCCTGATCGCGGGCTTCCTATGGGCGGGCGGCGGCAAGATGAACGAACTGGCTGAGCACGAACGCCGCCTCACCGCGCTGGAAACCCGTCGCGAATCCGACGCCGACAAGCTCGACAAGATCAATGAGCGCACCGCGCGGATCGAGGCAAAGCTCGAGGTGCTCGTCCCCTCATCCGGCCAAACCAGGACAGGACAACCGTGATGTTCGATCCGGGCTCGATGCTCATCCTCTTCGCTCTGGCGCTGATGATGGTGCCGCCGATCCATATGACTATCACGCGGCCACGGATCAGCATCACTCAGGTCGCGCCGATGTTGCGTGAATCATTCCCGCCGCCGGCACTCGAGCCCGACCTCAACGAGCCGGAGCGGCTCGCCGACGAACACTCGCCAACGACCCGCTGATCCGCGCGACCGCCGCGATCGCGGAGACCTACGACCAAGCCTGACCCGCGGCGCTGCCGCAAGTGGAGGAAACCATGAACCTGCTACGCAAATGGTGGGCGCTTGTCCGCGCCCGCCTGATCGATGACGCGCGCTTGTGGTGGCGTTTCTGGACCATGCGCCTGGCGGCGTTCGGGGCCATCGTCACCGCGTTGGCACAGTGGTTCCCCGACGCGCTCTCGGCGGCGTGGAACGCCATGCCGTACGACATGCGGGCATATCTTCCCGCACCGTTGCTCCACTCGATCCCCGTAATCCTGTTCGTCGCCATCATGGTGGCGCGGATCGTGGCGCAGAAGAAGGCGGCGCCCAATGGCTGAAGGGGTCGACAGCTTCGTTGAGAGCGACGCGGCGGCGCGTGCCGGCTGGGCCAGCACGGGCGCCATCGCCGCGGCCGTCGCGGTCATCCTTGCCGGCGTCTATGCCGTCGAGGGCGGCTATGTGAACGACGCCCGCGATCCGGGCGGCGCAACGAGCTACGGCGTCACCGAACAAGTCGCTCGCGACTATGGGTATCGCGGTGACATGCGCCGGTTCCCGCAGCATTGCGACGGCCCCGCGACCATTTGCGCCGATGCCGTCTATGTGCGGAGCTATATCGCCGCGCCTGGCTATATGCCGCTGGTCGAGATCGACCCCGCCGTTGCCGGCGAGTTGATCGACACCGCGGTCAATATGGGGCCGCGGCGACCCAATCGCTGGTACCGGCTGACGATGAACGCGCTGGGTCACGCGCGCCTGCCGGACAGTGCGGCGTCGTTGGGGCCCGTCGACGTCGCGGCATATCGGATGCTCCAGACAAAGCTCGGCGTCATCCCTGCTTGCGCCGCGACACTCGACGCGCTCGATGCCCGGCAAGCTGCGGAATATCGTCGGCTTGCCGCCGCCAACCCAAAGCTCCGCGCCTTTCTCAAGGGGTGGCTGCGGAACCGGATCGGCAATGTCGATCGCCGATCCTGCGGCAAGGGAGAGAGCTGA